CTGCTTCTCCGGCTGTTATGCAGGCTACAGATTTTTCGTCTCATTAGAGATATTTTGTCCTCTAGCACGGGCATAATTAAGAATCTCGCGAGACAAACTCTCGCTAGCCTCACGAACATGAAGTTGTCCTCTATTCATAAGCTCCTCATAATGAGCAGCTTTAACATTTAAATCGGCTTGCTGCTGCTGGTCTAAATACTTATTCATAATAGTCTTAGCATCAGCATCCAAAAGAGAGTTAGCAACATTCGCACGAAGAAGGTTATTACTCCAAACCTGATTAGTCCATTGCTCCTTTAAACTAGCCATTTGCAAACGAGCAGATTCAAGACCCATCAGAGTATTATAGCGAATAGCTTCAGGAGAAGCATTACGCCAATTAGTATCACCTTTCATTTTGTTTATTTCGGCATTAAGATAATCCTTAAGGCTAAAATTGCGAATATCCAAACCTTTCTTTTCGGACATCATTTTCATTTCCTGGGCAAGTTTTACACCAATATCACCAAGAGACGAAAAATCTGTAGCCTGCATAACAGCCGGAGAAGCAGCAGAGGCAGCGGGAGCAGCAGAAGAACCAGTAGCATTACCAGCATCACCAGGATTCATATAAGCATTATAACCGGCAGCCTCCTGTCTAGCACGCTGGGCGGCAGGCGTATTATACGCATTCTCCTTATTCCACATATCAAGCTGAAACGCCCGAGCTTTCTCGGCTTCTCTAGCATTAAACTCATTGTTCATTTTATTTATCTCCAAATTTGCTTCATTCGCCTTTCGTTGCGAACGAGCACCCATCGAAGAGGAGAAAATATTGCCAATCATGCCAAAAACAGCCAACTGACACGAACAAGAATCCAAACCATCAATCAGAAGAGCCACCAGCGCCAGAAGCAGCACCGGCAGAAGCTTCAACACTTGTTTCCTGTAATTCTTCAGATTCATTTTCTTCAACCTGTTGTGCCTTCAACAAATCATCGAAATTTTCAATACAATATTCAGTCCAAGACTTCATTTCAGAGAGAGACTGAATATGTCTAGACTTAAGAGTAGACAACAAAGTATCATCATCCAATTGCGCCAAATATCTCGATTTATTCGGTGAAAAGCGGTTAAACATTTCGCGAAGCTCGGCAGGAGCAATGCGATTTTCAAGGCGTTGCTGATTAAACAACAAAGTAATATCATTCAACATGTGAAATACACCGGAACCATCAGTAAAAGACGACAATTCAACAAGCTTATCACGAACCGCAAACTTACTCTTTTTAGAATCATAATCATGATTATAACCTACGCGTGAGTAAGAACGCACTTTCTTAACTTTTCTCATAATCAATAAGGCATTCCATCATAATCAAGGTTACGAGCTACACGAATATCAAATGCAGCATTAATTAAAAACGTATCAGTGTCCCAATACGAATCAGCATTCACCGCAAAAATAGGGTCCAATATCGAAGGATTAACCTTAAAGAAATTATAATTAATACCTGCTCCATTAGTTCCCAAAGGTTTAAGCATATCAGACCAAAGCTGCTGCGTAATAGGAGCAACCCACTCTTTCTCGGTAGTAGTAAAAGCACCTAAAACATAATCAATAGAGGTTTTCCAAGCATAATAGCGCGGAAGATAACCAACGGTAGTAGTCGGAGCATCAGTAATTCCACCGGTAGACGGAAGCTCAATAGGATTATTCGAATAAAAAGCAACTGTAATAGGCTCCAATCCAATGGCATCAAGTTCCGGAACAGGGAACGAAGTATTCATACTCGCAAACAGTTGCGGGTCCGGAGCAGAAATAACATAATCAAGAAGAGGAACAGAATGATAAATACACATCAAAACACCCCAATCCTTAGCGTAAAAATTCTCATTGCTCTGACCCGTTCCAACACCCTTACCAGCAATCAAAGCTTCATTTGATTCGGTAATATTCGTATTAACAACCTCCGAAATATCAAGCGAAGAAGCTTCACCACCAATATAAGTACTCATACCGGACAATTCAGAACCAACATCAACACCGAAATGAGACTTAATCTGCGAACGATAATTCAAAGGAGTGCAAAGCGAAATCTCACGGAAACGCTGAAGAGCTTCACCACGACGAAGAGCAAGAACGTCAAGAGTTAAATTTGTACCTGCACCAATCAATTGAGTAGAAAAATCCCTACTAGTACCAACCGTTGTACTAGAGTTCGTAGGCGACTTCAAATTCTGTCCAGTTACAACAGGTGCACCCGTTGTACCGTAAGAAATATCAACGACAGAAGTATCACCGTATTGAGCATCAGGCAAAGAACCAAAAAACATATCCTTATTCCAATTACAATATTCCAAATCAAAGAAAGTATTGCTTTCAAAATAAGTCACAGACTTTGAAATATCATCCGGAAGAATAGTAGTGGCACCTTTTCCGTCATAATAATCAATATTCCAAAGATAAGGCGCAGAGTCCTGCCATTGCGTCAAACGAAAATAATCCTGGCAAAACTTCTTATAAGCAAGAATAGGAAAAACACTCAAAGCATGATTATAAGCGCGATTCTGATTATAAGAAGAGTCCTTAACATCAACAGACGTACCATAATTACGGCTACCACTAACACCAACACCGGTACGCACATTACCATAGCGAAGATACTGAATAAGCTTATAAGCCAAATCAGCACGATTAAAGCCAAAATAATTCAATTTGGACTTCATCATATCCAAAGATTGTGAAATCTGGTCAGCAGAGAAACAAGGCATATTAGAACCAAGCAAAACACTGCCATCAAAAGAAGAAGCATGCTGCACATTCTGTTGAATCTGCGCAATCACTTCAGGAGCATTACGCCAAAGAAGATGAAGAGGACACCAAAACCAATCGTAATACTCTCGCACACGAGTATAGGCGGAAGTATTAACAGGTTGAGTACGGGTGAAATGCTGTTCCTTCAAACTGAACTTATCACCAGGCATAGTCAAAGTCCATTTAACCGGAAGAAGTTCACCAACTTTAGCAGAAAAAGCAACCTTAGACGAAAGGTCAAAACCGGAGCGCCTAGGGCGATTCTTTACACTAGAAAGGTTAAATAATCCCATAATTTAACGTTTAAAATCAACACTAGCCGAATCTACATCAGAAGAAACCTTCTGCTCGGTCTGCTGGGTAGAATTCGAATTATTTTTAGAAACAGACAAAGAAAGAGTGCACGACTGAACAAACAAAGTCGTGATAACGCCAACAACAAAGGTAGAAATCAACTTAACAATCTCTATCCACTGATTAGGAGTAATTTTCATAAAAATACATTATTTTGGTCATTCAACAATTTATGCTTGACACGAAAGTAATGAACTTCATGATAATTTGTATCACTCCATTTCTTAGTATAAATATTTTTAAGAACCTTTAAGTTCGGTTTAACATAAAATGAGTCGAGAAGCTCATCAGAATAACCCAATTCGGAAAATACGAGTTCCTGCATATAGAGCTGGTTCTTAAGCGATTGATAATCACGATAATCATAAAACAACTCAACAGACTTAAGCTTAGAACGAAGAGAACCTTTCATTTTCTCAAACACATTAAAACGGTAGAGAAAACGGGAAATCTTACCTATCGGAACATCCCAATTCAAAAAAGACTCCCTGTCAAGACGAACAATATGCAAAAACTCTCTCACATAATCAGGAAAATCCTCTATCCGACATCCTTGCCGGAAGTTGTACTCACACCACCAACATATAAATCCGGATACGTTTCTCGGAGTTGCTTCCTTAAAGGGCTCGTTTCGGGCAAAGAGTCGTAATATCTGTTGCACGACTCCATATATTTGAGAAGACCTTCGTAGAAAAGAACCATCATAGTAGGTAAATCGGGGGAATAATCTATCGATATGCGACCGGGAGGGAACATATCGGACAAATTTCTGATTCGAAATATAAGGCAATCCGTCAAATAAAGCAGACCTTTTGTCTTCAGCCTGTCTGATTCCTTCCTCAATTTCCGCAAATCCGAAGAGGTTAGAAAATCGAGAACGCGGGCGAATCGATTTTTTTGCCTTATAAACAAAGGGAATAGATACAACGCTATTGAGATAGTTTGAAACATAGCTATTAGCCTGTTCCCGCGCAAGTTGCGTATCGACACGACCAAGCCGCCAACTCTGATATACAGCTTGTCGAAAATTTTTGGCGATTTCGTCCGAGTCAAAGAAAAATAAGATATGGAAATGCGGACGGAAGGTCTTGGGACTGTACTCTGATACAACGTATGAATGTATTTTTTCATATTTTCCAACTTTTTTTGATAAATATTTTCTTAAACGTTTAGCAAATAATTGATAATCACGAATATTGACATATTTTAATAATCCTTTAAATTGAGGAAAAGCACCATTAGCATCAGTATTGTTCTTTTTTTTCAATGATTCTGCAATTTCGGGAAGCATCCAAACAAGCTCCTCAAAATATTCATCTTTGAATTTTTGAAGCCTGGACACACGAGGTATAGAGCGTAAAATATACGGACGAGCCTTTGAAATAAAATTAGGATAGCGCAGCGCCAGCGCCTTGTAGCGGTCCGCCTCCAAGAGGCGCAAATGCTCAAGCATATAAGGGCGGTTCACCTTTGCAGACATGAAATCCGGAACTTCCTTATTTACACGAGAATCGGCCAACATACGAACAGCAAGTTGCGTACCGAACGATTTCGGAGGGCGTACAGGCAACCAATCAGACATATAATCCTCAATTTGCGTCAACGACATTTTCGGTACATACTGTGTGTTATATGTCAATGTTACAAAATAGCAATACCTATGATTAAATTTCACAAAATCGCACTTCTGCGTGGACCTATCAGCTTTTTTTATCAGGCAATAGGGGCATTGTCCACAATCAACTTTTACATAATCACCTGTATATTTATTTTGAATCACCTGAGGGTGTTCACATCTATTAAAATATTTAAAAACTTTCTTATTCATATTTTTTTTCTATTTGGGCGTCCGAGCAGGCTATCCGCTGCAATTTCTCGCTTCGCTGCGGGATTTCCGCTTCTATCCTTGACGAACGCAACAAAGTTGCTATTAATTTGCGCTCCGCGCAGGAGGAAAATACTTTTTCCTTTAATCTTTACAAAATTGCAAAGATAGGTAGTTTTGCCTAACATCACCAATCAACATTTTATCAAAATCGGTTAAATAATGCACGCACGTGAACGCGCGCGCAAGATTTAACAGATTTTAATAAAATAACGCTTGGTGAAGTTATTCAAAACGCCTGTGAAATGCAATGTTGGAAAGAAAAAAGAAAAAATTATTTTCTTACATTGCTGTACACAGGCGTTCTGCGTATGGCCAGTGCGTCACGCTCTATCAAACAAGTTAATCTCAACACCGGACGTGTCACACTCTTCTACCTTCTGAAAAATGACTATGCAATCCTGTTTTGTCAACTCGCGTTCTACAAGGTCACACACACACACTTTATCAGTATTCACCAATTGTGGTGCACTCGCTTTCGCACCATCTTTGCTTTGTACATTCATTAATAAATACATAACTTTTAAAATTTATATGATTAGTAAATATATACGGAGGGGCGGTTTAAGCTAGCGTTCCACCGCCCGAGTATATTAGAATTATCATCTCTTAAAACCTAAATCACGAATGCCAACAAGGACACAACAGAATGGAAAACCAGCTTGTCTGCGCACTTTTTCAACAGTCATAACAAACTGCGGCTCACCAACGCAACACAAGTTTTACGCGCATGTTCACAAGCAAGCTCCAAACAAACAGTAAAATCTGTATCCATAACCCGAAATTTTAATGTTAATACTATTTCCTTTTCTGTATTACAAAGATAGAGGTTGTTCAAGACATATACAAATTATTTTATATGTTATACAACATAAAACAGCATTTTTATTGGTGTCACTTTTGCAGATTTCGGACGAGAGGAGGCTGAATCAGGCTAGAAGTGAAACCTGATTTGCTTCGCACAAAAGTAAAGGCTTCGCATAAACATAAAAATAGCCCTGTTTCACAACAGAGCTAAATTCAAACAGAAAAATGAATAAAAAAGTATTAACGTTTGTACTTGCGAGTTCTATGACGTGTACCTCTCGCCTTGTCAAACTGTTCATATTCTTCATAATCAGACGAATAAGGACGACCACGCTCATAGCGACCATTCTCATAAGTATCATAAGAATGCATAACATCAGAAGAACCGCGAATCAAAGCGTTAGCGGAATTAACAGCCTCACGCCAAGCCTGCATTTCATTGTCCCAACGCCTGGAATTAAGCAATTCACCTGTAAGCTGATTCTTCCACTGATTACCCATAAAATCAGAAGCAGCATCCTGCTCAACCTTTTGACGACGGTAATTGTTATAAGAACCTTCGTAATAATCGCCACACGTGCATAATACTCCGGCACAC